GTAGGATTCTTTCTACCTGTTGCTGGGTTGATTGATTTGTTTGCGTGAAATTCTCTAATGTAGGCAAAGGTTCTGTTAGTGCTACCACCACCTGATTTGCTTTGCTCGTAGGTCGCATCAAACATATATACATTGGCGTCTTTGGCAAGTCCAAATCTTTCACCTGCCGCATAGGAGGCACTTGCTGTTGGATGGTTATTTTCTGCACTAAAGTTGTCACGAGCATCTGCGTTGCTGTAGGTGTAGTTTGTGCCACCTGTGATTGTGTTGTAGTGTTGTCCCCAATTATAATCTACTAATCTGCTTGAATATTCTGCGTGATCACTACAAGTGTAGTTCTCTACAATGATGATATCTACATTCTTACCACTTGCTGTATATGTCACAGTATCATCAACACGCCTGCCAGACGAACTTCCAGCATCGTTGCCCCAACCTGATCTGTTGGTGCTTTCAATGTGTCTCAGTATTCCCCAGTTGAAGTGATCATTATTGGTGTATGTTACTCTAGTATCACCATTGGCGTTTGTAAATGTTGATCCAGTTGGACTTGTGCTTTTGGTAAATCTACCTGTGTATGTAGCATTGTTAACCACAGTCTGTCTGTCCAACACACTCTGTGGCACAACTATTTCTACTCTGTCGTCATAACTTACTTCTTGTGCTTCTTCTAAGGTAAGCATATAGCATGTGGTTCTTGAAGTTGGTCTTCTTTCTTCGCACTCTACTTTTCTATCTGGAATAGTTATAGCACCACCTGGTGTTTCCATATCGTCATAAAACGCATCAATGTCTTCGCCACGTTTGAGTGTTACTTGGAATAACTCCATGTTACGCCTCCAGTTGTAGTATGTTTAGAGATACCTGCACTGTGCTTGTGCTACCACTTTTGTTTGTAACCCTACACGGTATATTTGATGTTGTAAAATTTTCTAGGTTAAATCCATAAGCACCTGGGCTTATAATAACTGCACCTGTACCTGTTGTGATAACTTCTGCAATAAGTCCTGCGTCTGATGTAGGATCAACACCCTCTGCTCTTGAAACGTCTGCTGTTCTTGTTGCCGCATTTACATACAATCTTACACGAGCCGCTCTGTCTGTTGTGATAGACAGTAGTGCGTATGATTTAAATCCTGTGATGTCTAAGTCTGCTTCAGCACCATCTACTAAACTTGAAGTTTGGTTTGTTCTTATGACTCTGCTTTGTGAGCCACCACTACTAATATCACTTAGTAGTGCTACAGTACCGTCTGCATCTGGTAAATTAATTGTTCTGTCTGCTGTTGGATCTACAGCTTGTAATTTAGTTTCAAAGTTATCAGCAGTTGCGCCTTCAAAACTAATACTAACAATACTGTTGATGTTTGGATCTAGTTCTAGTGTAACGTTGTTTGCGGCAATGCCTGCATTAATTTGCCCAGTTGTTCCTAAGAATGTTAGTGTTTCTGTTGCAGTATTAAAAGTGTGTGTGCCAGTATTACCTGCAAGCGCAAACGTTCCGCCACCACCTGATACTGTTGTGAATGTAAATCCGCCACTACCGTTCGTGGTTAATACCTGTCCGTTCGTTCCGTCCGTTATACTTAAATCTGTGAGAGCGGCGGGTATACTTGGAGCACCTGTTAAGGAACCATACGCTCCATCAAAAAATGTATCTGTAATTCCGTACCCTGCTATTGTAGTTGGTTTGCCTGTTAAACTTGCAAATGTCTGTGCTGGCACACTTGTTAAGTATGAACTTAAATCAGGCGGTGTGTATGTAAACACACCTGAACTATTATTATATGATAAACTTGGAGTTCCACTTGCTGACGCTGTAGTTACACTTAAATCTGATAGTGCAACACCACCTGATTGTGACACCCACGCATAGTCACTGCCATTCCAACTTAGTACTTCATTGTTACTTGCTGAACCTGTATTTAAATGTGTGTCAACATCTGCATTATCATATCCGTCTGTGATTCCATAACCAGCAAGTGTAGTTGGCTTACCTGTCAGACTAGCAAATGACTGTGCTGGAACACTTGTTAAGTAACTTGATAAATCTGGAGGAGTATATGTAAAAACACCAGTTGTATTGTTATAACTTAATCCTGCTGTGCCAGCACTTGCTGTGGTTACACTTAAACTTGTAAGGCTAATATCATTTGCATCACTTGTTTCTAATGCACTGACTCTTCCGTTTAAATCTGTAAAGTTATTATCTAGTTCTTGAAACGTTAATTCGCTTCCTTTTGTTAATCTTAATGTAATCGCCATGGTTTCTTCCTATTTCGCTACATATCCTGATGCTACATAACCTGTGGTTGCATAACCTTCAGTTTCTAATGCATTATCTGGTTTCGCAGGTACTACTTTACTCATTGGTTGTAGTGCGTCAAATTCTCTATCGTCGAAAATGCTAGTGCCATTTTCAAAAATGTAATCACTGGCATTGTAAGTTTTGTCTGTCCAAGTTTGTTCAGTTACATTATCATACAATCTATGCCACTTGTTTCCTCTGCGTACAAACATTCTGTTTGGACTAAAGTCATTTCTAATAAAATAATCACCTTCATTTGCAGTAGTTGGAAATTGATCTCCGCTAGCAATTGTCTCGCCGTGGTTGTATGAATTATCTTGATTAACAATACCACCACTTGTTGCATGATCATAACCAAATAAATGATCTACTAAACTTGTACCTGTTGGATCTTCTGCATCAGCTGCAGCTACTATTGCATCACTGATATTAAATTCTGATTTATATGTACTAAGATCATTTTTGAGACTGTTAGCATCACTACTATCGCCAAGTATATCGTAGTATTCCTGGCTGTCTGTTAGCGGACTTAATTTTACACGCCAAATATGTGGATACCACGTTTGACTAAATCCTTCTGCACCTCTGTTTGCATCATTTACAACATAATATTTGTTGATTGCTTTTTTATTAGCAGTTAATAATAACGAATCTCTGAGATGAGGTAATTCTAATACATCACCGGGCATTAATCTTCTGCCCATTATCTCTACCATTTCATTCATGTGAAATGTCATATACAATTGATCGTTACTGAGAAACAATCCAAACTGTGTCAGATCAAAGTCTGTATCTTGTACATTGTATACACCACGCATTTCGTATACATCTGGATCATACTTGCGATCTCTATTTTCTAAGAACAGCAAGTCTTGTATTTTTGTTTCATTAATAATACCGTCAATATTGATAAACTCTCCACTTAGTGGATCTACTTCCCTACCGTCTACGTAATTGGGTTGACTGGGATCATTCTTATCTCCGAGATTAGCTGGACCTACATATTTGTGTACATGTACACCTGTGCCTCCAATACTAAACTGTTCACGGATATTCCTATCCATGTAGTGATAGTCATTTGTTTTTGTCGGTTTGTATAAACTTAAACGTGGCATATGTATATTTAGCTGGATCTAGTAGGTTGACAAATAAGTAAAAGGTGTTATTATTGTTATGTAACAGATAGGAGATAGTCATGGCGAAGAGTGTAACAAAGCGTAAAAAGCCTAGAGCACAACGTAGAGCAAACGCATGGGATCAGCTTCCATTGGACAAAGGATGGCATGCTGTACAGTATCATATACACTATCTAATAGAAAGCAAAGAGTGGCTTACTAAAGTTAAAACATATATCAAAAACAACTATGATAAAACAGTAGTTGCAAATATCAACAAACTTCCAGACTGGAAAGTTGGCGGTAAAAGTCATTATGCTACTGCCGCACATTTTGAAGAATATGCGCCTGACAGAATACATCCTGCGTATGTGGGAAGATTAGACAAGTGGATTAACGAGCTTTCAGAAGAAGGCGCTAAAGTTGTTGAACTTAAAAAAGCAGAAGACAAGAAGAAAAAACAAGTACACGTACCAACTATTCAAGAACGGCTTGAAGAAGCAACCATTGACAAAATGGAAGAGTTTGACCAATGGGAAGATGACTGGATGCGTGATAGCAAAAACAATCCGTTGCTCAAAAAGAATCCCCTCAACTACTTTAAAAAGTATGAGATGAATCTAGGACATTTACGTTTTGTAACGGAATTTTACAAAGGGCAATGGGAAGAGCTACAAGAGCTTAACAACTTGCCAACGCCTAAGAAGCGTAACGATATGCAACAGCAACTTGCAGAAGGTTACGAAACTTATAGCAAAAAAGAAATCAAAGAACTAACAGACTTTTACAAGCGACTGTTTGATGCTATTGAAATTGTCAAAGCAGAGAAAAAGCAAACTCGTGCAGTTCGTAAACCCAAAGTTAAGAGTGCTGCAGAGCTTGTTAAAAAGCTCAAGTTCAAGCCAAGCGATAGTGATTTTGGAATTGCTAGTATTAATCCAGCAGACATTATTGATGCAACTGCATTGGTTGTGTTTAACACAAAGAACCGTAAGTTGGGCATATACTTTGCAGATGATCATGCACAGTTTAAAGTCAAAGGAACTTCGTTATTGTTCTTCGATGAAACACGCAGTGTACAAAAGACAGTGCGTAAACCAAATGAAGTGTTGCCAAATTGGAAAAAGGTAACCAAACACAAACTAAAAACACAGTTTGGATATCTCAAAACAACTGAAACAAAACTAAACGGAAGATTCAATGCTGATACGATTATCTTAAAAGCCTTCAAGTAATAAATACTTGTATGGCATTAAAAGATGATATGATCAAAGAAATAGAACTACGTTTAGGTGGTCAGATGGTTGATGTTGAACTCGACCCTGAGCATTATGACTTGGCTATTAAGAAAAGTTTTGAAAAATATAGACAGCGCAGTGAGAACAGTGTTGAAGAAGCATTTGTCAAACTTGAACTAGTCAGAGAAGTAAGTGAGTACACATTGGATGCAGATGTTATTGATGTATTTGATGTGTATAGACGTAGCAGTGGTACACTAAACAGTGCAAGCGGTGGTGACATTGAACCGTTTGAAACTGCATACTTGAACAACTATCTATTGTATAGTGGAAGAGCAGGCGGAATGGCAGTATACGATGCACTTGCTCAACACAGAGAAACACTAGGTAAAATGTTTGGAGAAAATTACACGTTCACTTGGAACACTGTAACCAAAAAACTATTGTTGCACAGAAAAGTTAAAGCAGACGACACAGTGTATATACATGCATATAAACAACGCAGTGATGAAGAACTATTGCAAGACACATATTGTATGCCATGGATCAAAGACTATGCACTAGCACATGCTAAACTAATGCTAGCAGAAGCACGTGGCAAGTTTAATACTATTGCAGGTCCACAAGGCGGCACAAGTTTAAATGCTGATGCATTGCGTATGGATGCACAAGCAACAATCGACAAACTAGAAGATGACCTCAAATATTATGCAGAAGGCCAAGCTGGTTTGGGCGTTATTATCGGTTGACAAAATTGCCTGATCCTATTATTATATAAACATGAAATTAAAATTACTAGTAATTGGCCATGGGCGACATGGCAAAGATACTGTCTGTGAGATTCTCAGAGACAAGTATGGTTATAGTTTTGAAAGCAGTAGCAAGTTCTGCTCAAAACTTTTTATATATAATGATCTTAAAGAAAAGTATAGCTACACAAACGAAGAACAATGCTATGCAGATAGACACAATCACAGACAAGAGTGGTATGAAGCTATTTGCGACTACAATATACCAGATCCTGCTACACTAGGCAGAGAAATGTTTCAAGAATATGATATCTATTGTGGGTTGCGAAACAAAAAAGAATTCCATGCTATGAAAAATACAGGCGTGTTTGATTATTGTATATGGGTTGATCGTAGTGATCACTTACCACCAGAGAATAAAAATAGTATGAGTTTGGAACAATGGATGTCTGATTATACAATTGATAATAACGGTACATTGCAAGACTTAGAATTTAATGTGCAACAACTTATAGGACATATTGATCCTTATAGTGTGTCAGAATAATTAAGTACTAGGTTAACCTCTATATCCCCCCTGATATATAGTCACTCTGGTAAATACTACTAGCAACCAATTCAATAGAGGAGAATGCAATGGCGTTAGTATCACCAGGTGTTCAGGTTAGTGTAGTAGATGAAAGCGCCTATGGCGCACCAGGTGCTGGTACAGTACCACTACTATTAGTAGCCACAAGAACAAACAAAACAGATCCTACTGGTAGCGAAGCAGACGGTATTGCCAAATATACTAAAACAGCCCAAGCTGGTAACGTAATTAAAGTTACTAGTCAGCGTGAGCTAACACAGTTTTTTGGTAACCCAACGTTTACTACTGTAGGTACAGCAATTACACAAGGCAGTGAGACCAGTGAATATGGTCTAATGGCTGCATACAGTTATCTCGGACAAGGCAGTCAAGCGTATGTAGTACGTGCAGACGTTGATCTTGCTCAACTAGAAACAACAACCACAGAGCCAACAGCGGCTTATAGTACAGCAAATGGTCTATGGTTAGACACAGATGCAAGTAAATTTGGTATCCACCAATGGAACAGCACCACTAATAAGTGGGAAGAAAAAACCCCAGCAGTACAAATTAATGTAGACGATGGCACAGATGTAGGCGGCGATGTACACACACCAAGTGGTGCAAGTGCAGCCACAAACGGTACATTCTTAGTTGTTGTTCATGTTGACAACGAAACAAGCACAAGTGCAGCTCGTCAAATGAGTATTGAATACTTTTATGGCGTAGGCGGTGCATGGGAAGTAA